CTATAGCATACTCTCAAACGCCGAAAACATATATATTATCTGATACAGGAAATAACTTATATATATGGGAACCTATCGCACCCGATGGTTATGTGTGTTTAGGACATGTAGCTAATATATCACTTAAACCTATACCACCTAATATTAATAGTTGTCCCATAAGGTGTGTTCCTAAAGAGTGTTTAGACATGGTCGGTATTACTAAATTTGACAAAGTTCATACAAGTGGTATTGAATCCCAATACAATTTATATACCGTTTCAGAAGGGAGATATTTTAAAGCAGAAATGAATATTCAAAATAATTTATTTTCTAATATACAATCACATAAAGTGGCTCTAGATTGTGAAAATGTAGAAGAAGACAAAAATGATAAAATAATAGAATTAAAATTAACATTTACAAATAATACAATTGATAATCCTCTATCAAAAGAATTATTTAATTCTTCAAAAAATATATTTAAAAATAAATTTGAGCATGAATTAATGACTAACTCTGTTTTTAGATTAAATGATTACCCAAATCATATTGATAATCAAAATCAAAAAAATAAAAGATTTACATTAAAAGTAAATTCAGTAGAAGATAATAGTGTTGAAGTTGATTTAAGATTCAAAAAAAGAGCACTTGCATATAATCAAATGAATAATACTAATATGATTAATCTATTTAATTCAATGAATAATAATATGAATTTGAAAATTATGATTTATAATAAATTATACGAATTAAATCTTACTAGTGTAGAAATTACGTATGATTCGGTAGCAGCGGAAAGAGAAAGACAAAAAAGAATTAGAGATAGTGAAGATGCAGCAAGAAGGGCACAAGAAGCTGCTCTTTTACCTGAACCCGAACCCGAAACCGAAGTAGGTCTATTTGATGAATTAAATTTAGAAGATTTAAATATATTGTCTGGATTAGAATTACCTGATATTCCAACAATACCAAATCTACAAAGTCTATCATTATAATAAAAATAAATTAAATATTACTAATGAGTTAAATATTACTAATGAGTTAAATATTACTAATGAATTAAAACTAATAATTAATAAAAGAAATCATAAATAGATTTTCCAACATAAACAAAAAATTTATATACTTTTTTTTTTATAACCCTAAATGTATTAAAAATAATACTATCATTTGTATATTTTTTACAATCTTCTTTTGTTTCTTCGTCAATAATATTAGGACATAAATCTTTATTATCTACACAATCTTCGCAATTTTCACAATCTTCCCATTCTACACATTTCTCACAATCTTTAAGATTATTGCCTAAATTTGTATATACATTACTTAAACCCTCCATATTTATTATAGATTCTATTCCTTTAGGCTGTATATCTATAACCTCATTCTTCACATTATTTTGTTCTTCTAACTTTCTATTTTGAATATTATTATCGAGATTAATTAATAATTCCTTAAATAAAACCACTAAAATAGATATTTTATCTCTATTTTCAACAGATTCATATGTTAATAAATTTCTATTTAATTGAATTAATCCTAAATGGGATTGTCTTAATAAATTAATTAAATTATTTTGTGTTTCCTTATCAATATTTTCTGGATTAATCATAATTAAATTAAAATAATGAATGAAACTATACTTTATTATTTCAGCTATTTTTAGTAAATTATTCCCTCTTCTCCAACCACTAAATAATCTATCATCCTTAAAAATAGTATTATCAATATAGTAAATAGTGCCATTTTCATCAATATCTTTTAATACTAATAAATTATTCTTGTATAAATTATCCATAATTAATATTATACTAAAATATTTTTTTTATAAATTAACGAATAAATTCTTTATTAATTTAATATTTATATTTAATTTTTATATTTAATTTATAATCTTATTCTTTAAATTGCTAGGAGTTGCTAGGAGTTGCTAGGAGTTGCTAGGAGTTGCTAGGAGTTGGACTTGAAGAGGGAGTAGGAGAAAGTATAGAATTGTACATAGAAGTAGGTGTAGGAATATAATTGTATGAATATTGTTCTTCTTCCATTACCTCCATATCAAAATCATAATCAATATCATCAAATTCAAATGAACCATCTAATAACCATGGTCTATTTATATCATCTCTATTTCTCCATGTTTTTGGATTATCTATTTTCTGTTCAGGTTCATATTTACCTTGTTTTAAATTCTCTAATATATTATATTCAGAATAATTATTTATAATTCTATTGGTTTTTATTTTTGATTCTACTAAATAATAATTATTCATGTCATTAAATAAATAAGATTTTACTCCACTTTCATTAATGTTATTTTTTGTTAGGAAGTCATCATACTCTTCTTCATAATTAATTCCTGTTTCTTCTTTCAAATTATTTAGTGAATTATCTAATTCTTTTTCAACTACACTAACCATAAGTTCTGCTTTAAATCTTTTTATTTCATTTCTCATATTTTTAATAGAAATAGTTGCTCCAAATTTATTTTTTTTTCCTAGTAAATAATTTTTATATCTTTTAGAATTAATAAAAAAATATACACTTTTTTTATCATTAAAAAAAATTATAGGTTCTACTTCTATTGATTCTCTATAAGAATCTAATTTTTTTATAACTAATTTTTCTAATTTTATTTCTTTTATTTCAACTTCTAATTTTATTCTAAATATAATAATATCATTAATAAAATAAATATTACTTTGTCTTTGTATAAATATGTCACATAATCTGTCTTTTTTAGGAACCTCGAATCCATCTATTTTTTTTGAAGTAAAAAAACATTTTTTCTTTGAATAAACTAATCTTTCTTTAAGAAATTCACATTTTTTTTTATCATCAATATTCTCTATACTATTACATTTATCTATAAAATTTAATTCCTTATAATTTGTTCCATTGTGGCATTTATTACAGTTCGGACATACTTTTGAACATTCATTTAATTCATCATCTTTTATTCCACAAATATCCCCTGATTCCGATGGAGATGACGGAGTTTTCTGACAACTACAACCTTCGCAAATATTTTCTAAAAATTTATTTCTCCATGTTAAATCTTCCTTTTCAACAGTTTTACCATTTTGTATTACAAATTTTGTTTTATTATAGTCAACATCTAAATTTATTAATTCAAAAGTTATAAATCTTTGATAGATTTGATTTGTATCTTGTTCTGGTCCACCATAATTTCCCGATTCAATAAAATTTGGATTATTAAAACTCTCAACTAGATTATTATTTAGTTTTTCTTTTTTACCATTTTTTTTATTTAAAAGAAATATAAATATTACAATTATTGATATATATAATTCTATCATTATTATTTCTAAAGAATATTTTAAAAAAAAATATCTTAATAATTTAATAATTAAATGGAAAAACCTACACAACAATTATTCAATATAAATATTGAAAGTGCTACAGAATGTAATTTATTATGTAAACTTATATTGGATTATTTACCTAGTGAAAAATGTAAATTAGAGAGAGTTGATACCGAAGGTTCAAAAGTTACTGGTGATAGTGATAACTCTTTTAGAATAAAATACCCTCCAGGTTCTTTTTTAAACTATAGAGATACAAATTATGAACTAACCTATGCCTATTTTTTCTATCCAAGTAGACACAGTATTGATGGAGAAAGATTTGATTTAGAAGTCAATTTATATCATGGAGTTTGGAATGAACCAAATCATAAAGCAGGTATGGTAGTCCATAGTCATTACCATGAAGATGTGGAAGGTCTTGGAGGAGGCGCTGCTATAAATCCCTCCCATAAACATTTTCATTATCATTTAAATACAGATGATGAAGAGGGTAGTCCCCACATTGGAGGCATAGAACAGGATAGAAATATTATAACTTGTATCTTATTTAATCAAGGACCCCATAAAGGCACAAGATCTAATATATTCTTTAATCAATTCGCCCATACAAAGGATTTTAATGATTTAACAGATGAAGCTGATATTAATACTCATTCTGGATGGAATATAGACCAATTATATCCTGATAGGAGATCATTTTTTATGTATGAGGAAACTTTTAATTTAGAAAGAAATAAACATAATATGATTATGTTGTTTGATAATGTCCAGGTTATTGAAACCAGTTTATTGAAAAAGATAATTAATAAGTTAGGGGGAGATAATACAAAAAAGCAAGGATTTAATCTAAAGGACTCACAAAAAATTCAAGATGAACCTTTAAATGCTAGAAATTTACTTTATAGAAAGAATATTGAAGTTATTACCGACGCAGAATATAAACAGACAAAAAGAGAGCAGATTAATAATTTGTTAAGTTTAACAAGAATGGCTAATTTTAAAAATGTGGCAAAAACTACTAGGGAATATCATGATATTTCAGACGCAATTTATAAAAGTGCTTTAGGTGGCGCTCAAACAGGTTATACTACTAATGAACAGAAAGCAGTTAATTTGAGTGAAGCATGGGATGGTTATGCTAGAGGAAATTTTATTGATGTAACATTGGAGTCAATTATTAGTAGATTGGAAAGTTTTAAAACTGACCCAACAGAAATAAAAGACTTTAATGAATTAAATACTAGTTTAAAAGAATTAATTGGTGGTGTAATATTTAATTATAATGATATGACTAAATTATTTAAATATAGAGAAATGCTTTATAAAGCTTATTCTATAGACGATGAAAAGATACCTGACGCTGAAAATATAAATTGGTATGGAGATTTATTCGATGTTACAAGTTATACACGTAATAATATACATAATAATATTGTAACTCATTTTTTAATGGATGTTGGAGTTGATATATATAAGAGAGGAGAGACTGAAAATAATCGTGATGAGTTCGTAAATTTAAATGCCAATATAAAGGGAAATTATGAAAAAAGATTTTATTCACTTGTAGGATTTTATGACCCATTATATATGCATATATTTACAGGAATGACCCAACAAAGTTTGGGTAATTTTCCTGATGCTAGTTCTAAAAATTTAGATAATGGCTTTACGAATGAACTTACTAATGACAGCCCGAGTGATGACAAGTATCGCGTATATAGTCAGTCTCAAGATGATACAATATATCGTTGTAAAGGGACAAATGGCACGGAAACAACTTGGATGGAATATAATAGTACATATATTAATGAAATTAGCATGACAAATTATATCTTTTTCAAGAATGATGATGATGGTGATGGTAAGTGGTTGAGTGATACTAGATATACTCATATACATGAGTCCGATGCAAGAAAATTTTTCCCTGGTAAGAGGGAAAATCATTATGTAAATGGTTTAGTAAGAGGTGTTATAAAAATTATGAATGATAGTGATTATCATTCTTCGGGTACGTCTGATTCGTCTGATAGTGAAGGTGAAGGTCCTCTTTATGAGGACCTAGGTAGAAATTGGTTTGGTCATAATTTATTTGATTTTTTACATCAAGATGGTAAAATTGAAATCCAGCATGTAAATAAGACTCAAGACGAAAAACCTACAAGTGATGAGAACTATACACTTATAATATTAGGTGCTATATATTTAAGATATGGAATAGGAGAAAATTTTTATGATAATTTTTTTCATGCATGTGCCACACCTCATAATCAAGGTGGATTTCATTCATATTTTTATTACGGTAATTACACTGAATTTAAGGATGATGAGGAAAAGTTTAAAAGGTATAATTTTAGAAATTTAATTGGGCTTCAAAATCTTTTAATTAATAAGGAATCAGAGTTTTATGGTATGGGATCAAATAAAGATTATTTTCAATTAAAAGATGGCCCGGATGTCACAGGCCAAAATCTTGAGCGAACTGCTACATTCTTTCCCGAACCGGTTAATATATCACGTATTAAATTTGATAAATTTAATAATATAAGATATGAATATTTATGTAAGACTATATATAAGGAATATTTTCTAAATGAAGGAAGAAAACCTACCGCAAAGTATAGATCTCTTCAAGACTTAATCTTTTCTAGATTTCCAGATGGTAATAATGATTATATGTATAATACTGCGGTTGAAGAAAGCACTAATGTTACTAAATTTACTAAAGGAGCTAAATATACACCTCTAATAGCTCATTTTGAAAGAATGACTGCTTTTTATAGAATATTATTTGTTATAACAGATTGGGATGAAGAATTTACATCAACTCTTGATTTAGTTATGGACGACGGTGTTAGAGTACCTAGATTATATGATTTATTAAGTGAAGAAGGAAAAAATAATACTAAATTAAGATTATTTCAAGATATATGGTTTTATGAGAAACATAGTAAAGCAAAATGGAATTTTCTTGAACCAAATATGCCAGATAAACTAGGAAGTAAATTCTGTAAATTTTTATTCAAAGGATTGGCACCTCAAATGAATAGAACAATTGATAATGAAGAATGTCAACCTTGGTTTTCACATCAAATGCATCAAGAAGGTTCATTATGGAAATTCTGGGAAAAACCACTAAAACTTGTAGACGATAACAATAGCGGTTTTAAATGGAATAATGTTTCAGAATTCAGTTCTTCTGAAGAACAAGGTAAGGGCGGAGAATTTGAACTTAGTAGGCCATTTAAACAAAGTGTAATTGACGGATTAATTAGATATGATAAGGATGGTATGAAATGGGTTACACATAATTTTTGTAGAAATCCTGGAGGAACTGGTGCTGCACCATGGTGTTATACAAAAAATCCAAATAAAAGATGGAATTATTGTAGTGAACCTTCTTACACAAAATCTTTATCAAAATTTTTACTAGCATTCATAATAATAGTATTAATAATAATGTCTTACTACACAGTTAAAATTTTATTTAAAGAAGAAATTCCTATGAAAATAGTGGCTTCAATGACTGGAGCAACATTTTCAAGCAAAGCTATAACTGAAGCAGCTAAAAGTGTTCCAACTAAATAATGAAATTTACAATAAAAATATATTTTATAATAATAATATAATGGATTTTAAATTTCCAGAATTAAATTATCCATCAGGAAGTAATAGTAGAACTTTAAAAACAGGAAAAGATGCTTGGGATAAAAAATGTCATTCATATGAGTTATTATCAGATAATATTAATTGGGGGACTAAAAAGAAACCACAACAATCTCCAGTAAATATTAATTCGCAAGGAGTTCAAGAATGTAATCTAATGTGTGATTTAACATTAAATTATAAACCAAGTAAATGTAATGTAGATAAAGTGCAGGGAGATTTATTAAGATTGGTATATGATAAAGGAAGTTATATTAAATATGGAAATTATGAATATAGTTTAAAGTATATATATTTTCATACTCCTAGTAACCATCATATAGATGGTAAAGGTGCAGATATGGAAATAAATCTATATCATGGAATTGTAGAAAGTTTAGATGATAAAGTAGAAACAAAAGTAAAAGACACAACTATAACTGAAGATAAGCACAATCATAATCATTTTCACCCAGAATCAGATACAGATGGAAATTCACCTGCCACAAAGAGGAAAGGTGTTATTATTAGCATTCTTGTAAATAAACCCAAAATTGATACTAATAGCGATGAAAACGAAACTAGAGGTGAAAAACAAAATATATTTCTTAGTCAATTTATCCATATTGAAGAATTAAATAATATTAAGATAAGTGAAGATCCTAAGACCTACACAGTAGATAAAGAATGGAATATTGACCAAATGTTACCAGATAAAAAGTCCTTTTTTTCATATGAAGGTTCAATCCCTATGCCTCCATGTCTTGAAGAATTTACTTGGGTGGTTTTCGAAGAACCTGTAACAATTATAGAGGAGTATATCAAAATTATTAGACAATTAGGTAATCCAGAAGGAAATAGAGAATTACACCCTTTAAATAATAGGTTAATTTATTACAATAGTAATATTCAAATAGAGGAAGATGAAATAGAACATAGAACTAAGGAAGATATTGTAGAGGAAAAATTATCACCAATAAGAATTAGTGTTGATAATAGACTTGGAAAAAACTATAAAATGCAGGCAAGAGGAATTATAAATAGTTATTTGGGAGGTGCTAATAATAATTATTATAAAGATTCCAATACTTTAATGAAATTAACAAAAAATTGGGAGTCAATATCACAATTAGGTTATAGAGAATTTACAGCACAAGACGCACAGTTTAGAATTGAACAACAAGAACCTAATTTATATGAAACACTTGTCTGGGATTTTAATTCTTTCAATGAATTTAAATACGACGAAATTGTTTATGAATTACTTAAATTTTATGCGGGTAATTCCTCAACTGAAAAAAATGTTGATAATTATTTAACTGATCATATTGAAGATATTAATAAAGGTAAAGAACTAGATGCTAATCAGGATCCAATAAATTCATTTCATAAAACAATTAGAGAATTAATGTATGAAAGTCCTGGGGCAACCAACAAAATATCAAAAAATTTTACTGAATTTAAAGATAATTTGGATAGTGGTTATACTAAATTTCAAGTTGAAGCAGGTGGTACTACTGCACCTACTGATAAATTTTTTCAATTAAAAGAAGGTCAAATAAAAGATGGAATGGTAGACGTTATGAAAACTATTATGTTCCTCTTAATGGATTGGAATATTAGTAGATTTCAAGGTCTTAATCAGAGATTTATGGAAATATTAGGTAGACAAAGAGGTCAAGAAGCCTTGGAACTAAAATATGATATTTATAAAACTATAATAAAATTTTTCGCTAGTCCGGATACTTATATTAACTTCGAAGGGACGTCCACTGTGGAATCAGAAAAACTAAGATTAAAAAACACCGTATTTAGATTCAAAGGAAAGCAATTATCAACTACATTAAGTGGAAAAACTTGTCAACAATGGGGTTCCAATAAAGTCCATCTAGAAAATGATTTATTTAGTTTTTGGAAAAAACCTCTTCAAGTTCCTGCAGGAGGAATTGAATTCGATAATATGACAGATGAAATTAAAATAGCAGCTAGAGATGGATTACTTGAATACGATTCTTCAACGACAAAATTCAAAAGACATAATAATTGTAGAAATCCAAATAATGATAAAGGAGCACCGTGGTGTTACACTACGGACCCAAAAACAAGATGGGAATATTGTGCCATTCCAACTTACACTGGTAGAGCAAAAGAGTATATTTTGATATTAGTATTCTTTCTCATAGTAATAATATCAATATATATGGTAAAATTAATTTTTAGGTATGAATTATTTTCAAAATTAACTTCTGCCTTAACTGGAGGAACAATGGCTAGTCAAGCTGTATTCGGTGCCAACCAAATGGTAAGCAATGTAAAAGCAAATATTTAATTATTGAGTTTTATAAATTTTAATTATTTCTATTATTAGCATTATTTCTATTATTAGCATTATTTACATTAGCATTATTTACATTAGCATTATTTCTATTATTAGATTCTTCTACAACAGCGTTATTTCTCAACATTTCGTGATTTAATGTAGGGTGTTCTTGATTATCACTATAATGGTATCCTTCGTGTCTAGCAATATCATTTCCTGTTGGCCAGTCCATTCCTTGAGCACTATGTTGACTTTCGAAGGTCTTCACTTGATTCATTATATCTCCTCCGGGAACTGAATTCTCAGAAATATCATATAAGTTTTGTGAAGTAGTTAATCCTATTGGTGCATTATTATCTAATTCCGCATTCTGTGCTAATAAAATATTATCTGTTAATGTGTTTGAAGCAGGTTGGGCATTATTCTTTTCTTCAATACTTAATTTATTATAGTCATTTAATAATTTATTGTTTATTTCTTTATTATTAGTTAAATTATTATTTGAATTAAAAATAGCGTATTCATCATCACTGTGTGGTTTGGGAATATTTTCTTCATTATTATTAGCATTATTAGCATTATTAGCATTATTAGCGTTATTAGCATTATTAGCGTTATTAGCGTTATTAGCGTTATTAGCATTATTAGCGTTATTAGCGTTATTAGCGTTATTAGCATTATTACTTACAATATTAGCAGCAACTTCATTATTATTTCCTACAATTTCATTTGTTAAGGCAGTTTCGTTATTTGGACTAATATTTAATCCAGAATTATTAATATTTCTAGCGTTATTTATAGTATTTTCAATACCATTTACTTGAGGTTTTACTCTGGGTTGGTTGGGTTCATTAGTTTCGTTTTTTTTTAATTCCTCAAATAAATCTTCGTAATTTTCAACTTGGACGTTTGTGAGGTTATTAATTTTATCTATAATATTTGAATCCACATCATTAATATTATTGTTATTGTTGTTATTATTTGATGCTCCCTTCTTTCTTAATTGTAATAAAGTTAAAACAAATGCGATTGTAATTAATACTGCTGTAACTATATCAATAAATCCTAGGTAAACTATCAAAGAACATACAATTAATTTAACTAAATTATTATCTAATACTTCTAATTGTTCTCTTTCCATATTTGGAATTACAAGAGCGGTGTAAAGTATTAAAAGAACTCTAATAATATTAATTGCTATTTCATTTCTAACTATTCTTTTAACATTATTATTCATATTATTAGCAATATTATTAGCGTGTTCTAATATGGAATTATTCTTACTACCCTTTTTCATTTATAAATTAAATATAGATTTTAATTTTTTTTAAATAAAATAAATAAAAATTATTTAACCTAATTTAACCTAATTAAATTTTGATTTATAAAATTGATTTATTATTTTATTATAGATAAAGCATGGATATTTCTAAAGATTCTTATTTAGGAAATAGAGGTTATTCAATTATAAAAAATTCGAATCCTCCAAAATTAATAACTAAATTGAAGAAAGAATTAACAGTAAAACCTTTTATAAATAAACAATTTCAACAGGAGGCAAAACCTTTTAATGTTTTCTTAGAAAGTAAAAGGAAAATATATATTCCTAGGTATTATGGAATTGAAAAATTCGGAATGCCTGAGATTAGTAAAATAAAAAGTGGAAAATCTATAAATATTAAATTCATTAGTGATTTAAGAGAAAATCAAAAACCAGTTGCTAAAAAATTTTTAGAAGAGGCAAATTTAAAAGGTGGTGGTATTATATCTGTGCCATGTGGATTTGGAAAAACAGTTCTTGCTTTATATATTTTATCAAAACTAAGTGTAAAAACACTAGTTATAGTTCATAAGGAATTTTTAATGGATCAGTGGAAAGAAAGAATTGAATTTTTCCTACCAGATGCTAAAATTGGGAAAATACAAGGAGATGTAATTAAAATTAAAGATAAAGATATAGTTATTGGAATGTTACAGAGTATATCTATGCGCGATTATCCATCTGATATTTTTGATGATTTTGGTTTCGTAATCTATGATGAATGCCATCATTTGGGTGCAGAAGTTTTCTCGCGTTCATTATTGAAAGTTGGTCCAAAATATACTTTGGGTTTATCTGCCACTCCTACTAGAAGTGATGGACTTACCAAAGTATTTGAATGGTTTCTTGGTCCTATCGTTTTTCAAATAAAACAAAGAGAACAGGAAGATGTAAATGTAAAATTATTAGAATTTTATGAAAATCATGATGATTATAGTTCTATAAAAACTAATTTTAAAGGACAAATAAATATGCCTACAATGATTACTAATATTTGTTTATATTCTCCTAGAAATAATCTTATAGTGGAACAAATAAAAGAATGTATATCCGAGTCAAGAAAAATTCTAATTTTAAGTGATAGGAGAGAACATTTGAAAATATTGAAGGAATCTTTTGATAAATTAGGATTTTCTAATGGTTTTTATCTAGGAGGAATGAAACAAAAAGATTTGAAAATAAGTGAAGATAAAGATATTATGTTGGGAACATTTTCAATGGCAAGTGAAGGTTTTGATTGTAAAACATTGAATACTATAATTCTTGCTTCTCCAAAAAGTAATATTGAACAGGCAGTTGGTAGAATATTAAGACAAAAGAAAGAGGACAGGAAGCATATTCCATTAATAATTGATATTATAGATAACTTCTCAGTATTTCAAAGACAAGGTGAAAAAAGAAAAAAATTCTATACAAAAAATAATTATAATATAGAAATATTGGATTTTAATAAGGATTAATATTCATATAATTAATTAATTAGTAAAAATTAATAAAAATTAATAAAAATTAATAAAAATTAATTAATAGTTATAATTATTATTTCTTTTGATAATTTATAAATGTGTGGTTGTACAGGTCAAGTTAAAATTCCAATGGATCATAGTTTATTAGAGTCTGCTCATAATAATCTTACACATATTAGACCTCATACTATGGCAAAGACTAAAATAATGATGGTTACAAGTGATGGAAAAAAAACTAAAATGGTTAGAGGGAATCAACTATTAAAAAATGGAAAAGAAAAAAGGGTTATTGTAGCAGCTTTAAATAATGGTTCTCAAATAAAGGCAGTAGTAAAAAGAAATAATCAGAGACCAGAAGTTCATAATTTAAGTTCATTGTCAGATGTTGAAAATATTATGATGAGTAATTTACACGACAATTCTCATAAGAGAAAAATAATTGAATTTAATAATACAAATTCTACAAGTAGTAAGAAAAAAAAGGGTAAAAAAGGCACGGTAAAAGGTAGTAAAAAGGGGAAAAAAAGTGCTAAAGGTAGTAAAAAAGGAAGTAAAAAAGGAAGTAAAAAAGGAAGTAAAAAAGGAAGAAAATCAGGTAATGCTGCTAAGAAATTAGGAAAAGGTGCTAAAAAATCTGGGAAAGGTGCTAAAAAATCTGGGAAAGGTAGTAAAAAAAAATAAATCTATATTAATTTTTCATTTATAAATAATTTAAATAATAACTTAATATTAATTATTTAAATTATGAGAAGAGCCATTTTAAAAGCACAAGGTAAAAAGAAAAAATATCTAGCAAGGATAAATAAATTAAAGAAAGACGAGGATTCAGATGGAAGTTTATCAAGTGACGATGAGGCTGAAGTTTCAGACAATTTTATTGGCGATTTAATTGATAATAAATATTTAGTAATTAAATATTTAGGGAGAGGCACATTTGCTAAAGTTTGGATGGTTTATGAAATATTTGAAAAAAAATATTTTGCTTTAAAACTGTTTGATTCAACTAGTAATGATGAATTTACTAGAGAAAATAAATACTTAAAATTATTAAATAAAAGTGAAAATTATATAATTTTAAATTATTATGGAAGTGTAATAGTAAATAAAAATAATACAAATTTAAATGGTATAATATTGGAATTATGTGGTGGGTCAATAGACTATTTTATAAGAGAAGAGTTCGATGATTATATAACAATAGATATTATTAAATCAATTATTAAAAAATTACTAATAGGTCTTCAACATATGCATCAACATGGTATAGTTCATACTGACTTAAAATTAGATAATATATTAATTGGAAATTATAATAATAAAATTACAAATTATATTAAAAATATAGATTCCCTAGAAATTAATAATTTTTATAATCAAACTTTAGAATCTAATACACCTAAAGAATTTTATTTATTAGATAAAAATAAAAGAAAATTTGTTAAAAGAAGATTAAAGACACAAACACTAAAGAAAACAGTAAAACATTTTAGAGAAAAACTAATCGATATAAATAATAGTTCTTTAGTTAAATTAGAAGAATTAGATAAAAAGAATAAAACAGATAATGAAGAAAATAATGAAGAAAATAATGAAGAAAATAATGAAGAAAATAATGAAGAAAAAGATGATAATGAAATAGATGAAAAAGAATACAGTGATTTATCTGAATTTACTATTAAATTAATAGATTTCGGTAATTCAGAACCAATTGGTAAAATGGAGCAAGATGAGATTTTATGTAGAAGTTATAGACCACCTGAAAATATTATAGGAAATTACTATGATGAAAAATCCGATATTTGGGTAGTAGGGTGTTTATTGTATGAATTATTCAATGGTAATTATTTATTTGATTTAAGTCAGTATGAGAAAGATATTAGCAAAGATAGAAAACATATATTAGAAATGTATAATGTATTAGGAAAAATGCCTAGAGATATGGCATTAGATTGCGAATTTAGTGAGGATATATTTGATTCTAAAGGAAGAGTAATTAAAAATAAAAATATAAACCCTAGAAATATTCAAGAAGAATTAAGAAATAGAATAGATATTTCTGAGGAAGATATGAAAGATATTGAATTTATATTACTTAAAATGTTAGATTATGATCCAAAAACAAGACCAAGTGCTAGTGAATTATTATCATATAGTTGGTTTGTATAATAATAAATAGAATATCTTTTTTATAAAGTGCGATTAAAAATAAAAAAAAAAAAATTACTAGAAAATATAAATAATATGGCAAGCACACAACAAGAACAATCAAAACCTAAATTAAGTATCCCTGAACCCGATACACTATCTCAAGCATGTAAATTATCAATTAAATTACAAAAACCCATCTGTTTTTATTTTTATGTTGATTCACTTAAGGGAAATATCTGTATTGCTACTAACGATGATGATAAGATAATTTTTAAAAGTAACGATGAGCACACTTCACCTATTCAAAATACTTATAAAGTAGGAAATGAATTTTTAGTTGTCACTGAAAATACCATTTATGTTATCTCTTCAAAAACTACTATAAAGTAAATTTATTTAGAAAGGGTAACCATAATCTTCAGACATTTGTTTATGAATATTATACCTTTGAACATTTAAATCTTCTTGATATCTTTTAATACTTTCCATTGCCTGTAATTTTTGAAGTGATTCAGTATCTTCTAAAATAGGATTACTTTCTGAATATCTATTAATTTTAGTTTCTATTGTGCTTAAAATATTATTTAAATTTCTTTCTAAGTTAGGCAAAGTCACATTCAAGAAATACATATCAGTTCCTGCTTGTTCTTCTATTACTTCTTCATCTCCTTCTCCCCCTTCAACCTCTTCTTCTACTGGTGTTGGAGGTTCAACTTCTTGATCTTCTGTTGTAGGTAATGTAGGACAAGCATTTTTCCAATCTTCACCTTTATCTATATAAAAAAATTCTGCTCCAGGAAGAGTCATTGTATTTTCTGGAGTATTACTTAAACCTTCTCTCCCAAGTTTTATATTTGTTATCTTTATTCCATTACCAGTTTCTCTCATTGCTTTTCTAACTTCTTCCATAGTTTTACCAATCTCGCTTAAAGAAGGTGGTAATATTTTTATTTCTTTATCTGTTCTTATATCCATAATAACACACTCAACGTCATTAAAAAATATATTTCCAACATAATCTAAACCAATACCTTTTATTGTTATGATAGTTGAACTATCACCTTCTTTAGGAGAAAATTCAGAAACTTGCGTTGTAGCAAATTCTGCGGCAAAGTGTTCTATTTTATTATTAATTTTTTTTTTATCAAGTTCAATAGTTACTGCAAAAAATGAAACTAAAAATATTACTACTATTGATACAAATAAAAATTTTTTTAAAAAATTCATATTAAAATATATTAAGATAATATTATTAATCAAAGTAAAATTAATTATTGGGACAATGTTTATGATTAAAAGGTGTCTTATTTGAATGGTCGTGTGATTGTAATGAATTATGGATTTGCGATATTTGATTACAACCATGAGAATCTATATATAGTTCGTAGGGTGCTTTTCCAATAGAACATTTTGTATCAGTATTTCCCATACAACCAGAAACTTGATGAGTACCGTCTGGACATTTAGAACATTTAGTACAGTTTCCTTCACTATCATATTCTCCTAATGAACACTTACCAATTTTTTCTTTATTTGTCTCGGATGTTACTCCATGACCAATTTTTATTTTATATAAATCATGAACTTTTTCTTGTATATTTTTATACTTTAATAAATTTTCTTCAAATACTTTTTGCTCATCGCTCTCAAATTCATTTTGATTAGTATCTGATGGACTATCTGTAGGACTCGGAGAATTTTGGAAAGTTTCCTTAAGACAATTCTGGAAAATAAAAATAAAAATAGTTATAATTAAAAGTAATATGGAATATTTAATTTTGTTCATATTAATTAAATATTATATTTTTTTATAAAATAATTAGAAATAATAATTAAGAAGGAGTAGGAGATATGCTTGGACTACTATTATTAATATTTTGAGAATTAAAATTTATTGTATTAGATAAAATATTATTTGCTTTAATCCTTATATTTTTAACTGAATTAGGGAATGCTCTTTTAGGAACATTAAATTCTCTTATATTTTCATCAGCACTAATCCTTAATTGATATTCTTTATTGTCTTCTGTTTCAAATACAGCAAATATTTTATCATATAAATCAAATATATCTAGATTATGTAATAAATCTAAATTAAAAAATAAATAATCATTTTCTTGAGTAACTTCTAAACTATTTAATGATATATATTTACCAGACATTCCTGGTGTGTTTGAAGGTGTGGGTGCTTCAATATTTGCGTCACTTTCTCCAACTACAAAACTACTAAAATCACTAGGTAAAGGTGCTATATTACTAGGGTCTTCGTATTCTTCTTTTTTAGGCATTTCAACTATCCATTTGTCAGAGGGACCTTCAACATTCAATTCATTAGAAGTCCATAATATCTCCTTAAAAGTAAATTTATCCTCCATTGGAATGACCCTAATATTATAGGGATACTCTAATTCCTTTTTACTTCTATGTAATACCATACCTACATAATCTAATCTTCCATCTCTATTAATAAATTTATTCATAGCTACATAATTAACTTTATTATTATTAACTATAATACCATAGAATTTATCGTTAGATAATTTTATTTTATTTTTAGTTTCAGAACATATTCTCTGTTTTTGAACCATACAATAATCTAAATCAACTTCTGAATAACTTCCATCATCATTTCTTTCAGATACTTCAAAAGTGAAATCATTTAAGATATTTATACAAAAATCTATATCTTGACCTTTATTTTCTAAATTAGTTATTCCTATCTTTCCACTAACATTTTTATCCATCATAAATAAAAATCCAGTAAATTCTGATACACTCCCTGCAATAATTCCATTTGACTTAATAATGCTTTTGGTTTTATTAAATTCCACACCTTTTTCAGTTTGTGTTATATCATTTTCTAAATTATCAGAAACAAAAAATACAGTTTTATTAAAATTTATTTTTATACTTAATTCATTATGATTATCAAAAGTTTCTTTAAAAGACTTTTTATATATAATTACTATCAATAATAACACAATAAAACCTATTGTAAAAGGTAATTTTAAATTTTTACTTATCATTTATTTTATTGTTAGATATTTTATAACCATAATAAATGAAGATTATTTAAATTAAATTTATTTTCCCAATTTCGATTTAGATTTTTTTTTTTTTTGAGGAATACCCTCTAAATAATTAATATTTTTTCTATTATATAAACTCTTTGCTTTTACTTTTTTTTTTGGTTTTTGTGTTTTTAATTTATAACTGGATTTTATTTTCTTAATAAAAGAGTTATGTGTAGGTTCGCTATTATTAAAAACACTACTTCCATAAAGACCATTATTATTACTATTACTGCTATTTCTACGTTTTCTCCTCATATCTCTAGATATAGCTTTCATTCTTAATTTACTTGCTTTATTAGTTGATTTTTTTAATTTTTGTCTTGCTCTTAAAACTTGGAAAGGCATAAATTTAACTTTGTTTTTATTATTTAGTATACTTTTTCTCCGTCTTAAACTCATTTGTGGTTTTTCATGGACTTTTGGTTTTTCAGGTGTTTTTGGTTTATTTCTTCCTCTTTTTTTTAAAGTACCTTTTTTAGGTTGATTCCTATCCATTGGTAGAGACATATAAAATGATAATATAAAATATTTACTATTTAATATTATGTTTATTTAATAAAATTTTTTAGAAACTAATTACAAAAATATTATTAATTATTAATTTATTCGTAAGTATATTCTACATCTATAAATGGATTATATGGTAAAGTTATTTTAGGTATATAATCTTTATATTTTAATGCTTCTAAACAAGATTTATTATTTGTAGATATATATGAATTAATATTTGATCCAAATTCTTCATTTATTTCGTGTCTACCTATATGACTACACTGAGGAGTGTAATTTGATGTCATAATACTAAATTTAATTTTCCTATTTTTTAATATTAAAATTTCAATTACATCATTTTTCTTAAGATAATAAGGATTTTCTTCAGTATTATTTAATATAGTTTCTCTATTGCCATTATAATTAATTAAACAAACTGGTCTATATTTCTTTTCACCTTTATCATATTGATCTGTTATTTCAATAGTATATCTTATTTTATCCATTATATTTTTAGGATTATTATCTTTGAATTTGGGTTTATATTTTTCTATTTTATAAAGAACCATTTCCGAACTTTTTAATTCTATATCTCCCAACTTATCCTTATCTTTATTTTTAAAATCAGGATTTACAGATAATATTTTAGCATCTTCAATTATAGAACCAGCATTTTTATCAATACTATCTGTAAAGGTTATTAAATCAGATAAATATCCTTTATTAGTATGCTGATTTAAATGTTTACAAGTAAAATCATTAACTTTTTCAGATTTACAGGAAAATTTATTATGTTTTTTATAAAAATCTAATTTAGTTTTTGCAGATTCTGTGGGTGATTCTGCTTCTTCCACAATATCTTCGCCAATATAGCATGCTGAAGTAAAATCAGCAGGGTCACAAGGAATCATATTCAAATCACTTGGTTCAAATTTTATACATTTGCCCATAGGTTTTCCATAATTAAAGTATTTATTACTAGAAGTTCCGTCAAATTCAAAATCTCCTTTATTAGATGATATTGCCTCTAACATATATTTATCTTCCCCCTCACATTTAATTGTGTCTTTATCACATGGTACAAATTTTAATGTATTAACATAAAAGTCATCAATAATATTATAAGTTCCATCTATATGAAAACCACTTGGACATTCTAATATTATACTGCTTCCAAATTCTGATTTAGTCATATTCTTTTCAGTTACCATACCTTCCAAATCCTCAGTTGAGTAAATCTCTCTATTCTTTTCGGGTTTTGAAAATCCTTTTAGAATATCTTCTGGATTATCAAGTAATTTTTTCAAATCCAATTTTTTACATTCATCTTCTGATTTATATAATACACATTCAGCGTCCTTTCCATAACAGAACATATTATTTACTTGATCAAATCCTCCATAATAAAAATTAGGATTTGCTTCTGAACTATGTTTTCTACATTCATAACCATTTAATTCCTGAAGATAATTTAAGTTTTCAGGATTTTCTATACTTTCTGTATTATCATAATCTACATAATTTTTTTTTTCTACATTTTTTCTATTTTGTGTTCTTTGTAATTTACAATCTCGCTTATTTTTATAATATAAAAATTTACTTATTTTCTCTTCATTTTTCTCTTCATTATTTCCACTAGTTTCATTATTACTTTCATTATTACTTTCATTATTACTTTCATTATTACTTTCATTATTACTTTCATTATTACTTTCATTAATATTTTGGAAGCTTTCTTGTGTGGAATCAGTTGTAGGTAGTAATCCTGTTATTTTTTCATTTATTTGGCAACAATCGCAATCTTGAGAGCAACCTAAATAATCTGCGATTAGTTTATTATTTTGAAGATTATCCATATCATTCTTTAATCTACAAAATATTATTTCTAGAGGTGTTTTGGTTTGTTTCGAACAATCTAAATTCATATCTTTTATCATTCCTACTTGTTCAGCTATTTCTTGTTGGGTATGACAACCTATTGTACCTTGTGGATTACATCTTATAATAGGGTATTCTGATTGTATAAATACATGTTTATCATTTCCTCTTGTAATTGTTGTGCCATCTAAACAATTTATTGGATCTACTTTAATTTGTTCAGAACTAGACTCACCACCTCTTATACTTTCCACATTTAATAATTGTGTTTTTAGAGCATCATACTGGGACTCTAAAATCATTGAATTATTATCTAAAATAATTTGTAAATCACCATCCGTTTGAGATTCGCTAGTAGCTTCGTTAGTTAATTTTTGATAAGTAATTCTTTTAAATTCTATATCTTCGTTAACCCCGTTATGCTGATAGATGTCCCCCCCTAAAAATACCCTTAAACCATCTCTGGAAGAAGGTTCACCATTAGCATCCGGTACAATTACATCATTGAAATCTGAAGTATTGGTGCCTCTAACTACTTTTGCAGATTCAAATTCATTTGAATATATTTTTGCATATTTAAATTCATTGGAACCATTTTTTTTATAACTTACACTAAGAGTTTTATCAGAGTTTTTTTTTTTTACTACAATTTTTATATTTATAAATTCGTTTAATGGAACTTCAAAAATTCTATGAAAATTCCTATTATTTTTGTCTTCAGGTTTTGGTCCGCCTTCACGATGATAATTATGAGTATCTGAATACCCAATATGAATTAGATTATTCTCCTTCGTTTGGTTAAGCCACGGTAATCGTCCTAAAATAGTTTCGGTATCATTTTGATTTCCTGGTGTATAATTACTATAATTTTGACCTGGCTTCTTAATTATAAAAAATTGAGGCCTAGTACCATTTATAGCCGTTAATTTTACTTCCATTTCCAATACAAAATGTTTTGAAGTACTAAGAGGATCTCCAACTATCTTTCCAATACCAGGATTTATAGGTGTTCCTTCTTGAGTCATTGCTCCTTCACCAATACTTTCTCCTAATTCTTCTAATTTTTCTCTCATTGCCTGAATTGAATTTTCAATATCTGATCTTGGATATGTAGAATCAAAATTAGAATCTCCTACTATTGAATTATTTGTTTCATAACAACCACTAAGTTCAAAGTTATTATTAAATTCATTAAATATATTTCTTTTTACAGGATCATTATCAAATAGACTAAAATCAGTTGTTTGTCCTGGAGCACCTACCCCTCCTATTCCACCAGACCCCCCTAATAAATTTGAAAATAAACTTCCATCAAGTATACTTCCTAATTTACTTTGTAAACTGGAATTTTTTTCCTGTTTTAATTTTTCAGCAATTTCTCTCTGTTTTCTCCTATATTTTGGAGATTCCAAAACTTCAAATTTTCCTTTTGAGAAATTAAATCTTCCATAAACAGATTTATCCCTACCAAATATATTTCCTTTTGGTTCTAAATTAGTAGAACAGAATGGACTATCTAATTTACATTTTGTTAAAATTCTATTTCCATTTAAATCTAATAAATTAAAAAATCCTTCAAAATCTTTAATAAAATCTAAATTTTTCTTATTTCTAAATAATACTATATTTTCTGATTTTGATTTTTTAAAATAGGGTTCAAATTCTGAAAAAGTTTTATTTTTATTTTGAACCATAACCACTCTATTTTCAGTTTTTTCTTCTTTTTCTTCTTCTATTAATGTAATCATTTTATCTAATTTTAATAATTCCTCTTTCATATAATTCTCAAATTCAATCCCAATAATTGCTCTATAATCCTTGAATTTATCTTCAGGAGGAGAAAATCTACACGAAAATCCATAAGATTCATTTTCTTGTAAAGTATTGTGTAATTTTCCTACAAAGTAATTTGTATGCATATTATTAATATGCTCTCCAGATTTAGGTTGATAATGTAAGATATAATCTTCGTATATGTCGTTTTGTTTATTATTTTTATTTTTATAATTTAAATTTTTTGAAAATAATCCAGATTCTAAATAAGTTACTTTGGTTAAATTTTTTCCTACAATTTTATTCGAATCTTTTATTTTTGCAAATTTCATTCTACTAATATTTTCTAAATTTCCTAATGTTATAGTTAATCCTTCAATTATTTTTATTTTTTCATTTCCTTCTATCTCTGTGGTTTGTGAAAAATAATCGTATTTTTTATTTTTTCTTAATAATATAAATAATAGAATAATTAAAAATAATGTTAAATAGGTGCTATTCATTTAATATTAATATATAAAATAAAAATATGTTAATTTTTATACATTTATGGGACTAATAAAATAAATTATTGAAATTGTTAAAATTTTAATAATTTAATAATTGATAAAGATTTGATAATATATATAAAAGATTTAATTGGAGTAAGCGAGACCACCCATACCACTCATGATTCTAAGAACATTGTAGTTAGTGGCGTAGACTCTTACTTTACCGGCGAGTGAACCACTTCCAATACCGTCAAGAGTTAAGTGAAGAGTGGCGTTATCAATTCTTGACATATTGCATGTTCCTGAAGGTTGGTGTTCTTCGGGTTTAAGACCAAATGAGTAAACATTAATACCTGGGGATGGAACGTTTTCGTGGTGCTGGTATGGCTGGACTAAATTGAAGTATCTTCCGTCTCTCACTGAAAATCTATCGTGTCCGTTAAGTTGTAATTTAGCATCTTTCACTGGATTCATACCTACATCATATAATTTGTTATTACCTGAGAGTAATCCATTATTAACTCCTACACCAACAGAACCAGAAAGAGCATCATTTGAATTTGATCCAAAAGTCATATTAGCTGTGCTGGAAACGCCAGATTCTGGTGAAGTATCAATAACACCATCTAACATATCATTAATAGTTAAAGCATCGTTTTGGGCGTAAGGTGTAGGGTCAACTTTATTAGTGTAGTTAAACCATTGTCTTCCTTTAACAAGGGCAGTTGCAGGGGCAGCTACAATAGCACTATCTAATTGGACAACCCAGATAAGTTCTTTACATGGGTGATTGAAATTTAACTTAACCTTAACGTTGGTCTGGTTAACTGATTCATCACCAGTGAACTGAAGTTGTTCAATTAAGTATTCGTGTGAAACTTGGGCGAATCTTCTTCTTTCGTCAGTATCTAAGTAAATGTAATCAACATAGAGAGATGCTGAAGATAAACTTACATTAGTAGGGGCACTGGCTCCGTTATAACCACAGCATTCATCGAATGTTCTGAATTCAAGGTTAATTCTAACTTCGTGGTACTGGAGAGCAATTAAAGGAAGAGCGAGTCCAGGATTTCTGCAGAACCAAAACTGAAGTGGAATATAGAGAGTTACAGCGGGTGTAACACCACCTACAGCGGCTGAGTCACTAATTGAAGTAGTATTAGTACCAGCTCCTGCACTTGTAGCATTACTTACTGGTCTGTAAAGTCTATCAACATTACCAACCATATTAGCGTATCCTGCTTGTTTACCACTAGTTTGGGTTAATTCATTCCAGATGTGTAACCAATCACCATAGTGCTTATCGATTCTTTGTCCTCCAATTTCGACTTCAACATTCTTAACTAAAGCATGTCCCACCCAGTTAACCCATCTGAAGTAATCAGATGCTTTAGCATTTACAGATGGTAATCCAACCTGTAAGTAGATTCTGTGGATTAAATCTCCATTTCTTGAAACAGTGCATACAACTTTTCTTCCAAAATCGGGAGTTCCGTTGAATGTTTGTTCGATAGATTCCATTGAGAAATTGGTGTGTCTTCTGTAGACGACTTTGAAAAAAGTAATTTGTGGATTACCGGTAAGGTAAATATCTTGAGCGCCATAAGCTACGAGCTGCATTAATCCTCCTCCCATTTTATATTTTATACTAAGAAAAAAATTTATCAAAATTTATCCTTAAAAAATAAAATATTTTTTTTATAAAAAAATAAAAAATTATAGGAAAATATACTCTTCAATTTTTTTTTATTTTTTTTTTATTAATAAGAAGTTTTTTATTAATTTACTATCGATAAAATTAAATAAAGATATTTATTTTATACTTAAAATAAAATTCTTTAAATATATTTAATATATGTCTTTTAAAGAAAAACCTAGGAAAAAAATTTATTCTGATTCAAGAATAACTATTGATGCTAAAAATAATAAAAAAGTAAAATATTTTAAAGAAATAAAAAATTCTTTAAATGAAAAAAGAAAGAGACTAGGAGATACAAAAATAAAGTATGATAAATTAATTCAAAAATCACTAAAATTATTTAGTGATGAAGAATTTGAATTAAAGTATAATTTAGAAGATTCAATAGAAGAATTAGAAAAAGAAATAATAAATTTAGAAAGTAATAAGGAGGAAAAAGAATACTTCAATAATACAGGTCATATACTATTTGATTATTATAATAAAAATAAGATTAGTAGTAAAACTATTCAATTAAATAATGAAAAAACAGTTATGGATTGGTTAAATAAAAATAATAAATACAATAAAACAAATAAACAGGATATTTGTGAAAATTATTTGAAAGCTACTGATCCTAATTTCGTTAAAAGTATTGATAATATATATCAGCATGATTTTTGTCTGAAATGTAATATAGAGAAAAAAACTCATATTTCAGAGGGATACAAGGTGTGTGAAAAATGCGGTGAAATTTCACATATTGTAATAGATTCTGATAAACCATCCTATAAAGATCCTCCTAAAGAAATTTCTTATTTTGCCTATAAAAGAATTAATCATTTTAATGAATGGTTGGCTCAATTTCAAGCTAAAGAAACTACAGATATTCCTCCTGAACTATATAATCAAATTAAAAATGAAATTAAAAAAGAAAGGATTGAGGATATGAAAGACCTTCAACCTTCTAAAGTTAGAGAAATTTTAAAAAAATTAAAAAAGAATAAATATTACGAACACGTTCCTCATATTATAAATAAAATGAATGGATTACCTCCTCCAATAATGTCTAGACAAACAGAAGAAACTTTAAGAAGAATGTTTAAAGAAATACAAATTCCATTTGCTAAATTTTGTCCTAAGGATAGAAAGAATTTTCTTTCATATTCATATGTTTTACATAAATTCGTTCAATTATTAGAATTAGATCAATTTATGGATTGTTTTGTTTTATTAAAAAGTAGAGAAAAATTACATCAACAAGATTTAATTTGGAAGCAAATATGTTCCTATTTAAAGTGGGAATTTATACCTTCTGTATAATATTATTTATATAATTATTATTTTATTATTATTTTATTATTATTTTATTATTATTATTTTCTATTTTAATTAAGTTTTGGGAAATTCACTAAAGAAGCACCAATACCAAAACCTGCTCCTTGCCTTGCGGTTGTTCCAATTGTTGGAGCATACATATCTAATATAGCAAAAGTAGCAGAGGCTACAGCCGCAATCATTAAAATTTCATCCGGTTTCATCTTCTTTCTCGGGAATACAAAGGCAGCAATTGCTACCATTAAACCCTCACATACATACTTAAAAAATCTTTTTAAAACTTCCATAAAATCTATGGCCATAACACTAGATTCCATTATATTATTTATAAATATAAAAAAAATTTTCTATATTTTTAATTTATTGATTATTTTCTTCGAGTTTCCTTTTCATCCATGGATCTTCTTCATTTAAATTATCAGCAAGTTCTTTCATACCATCATTTTCTAATTTAATATTCTCTGATAATTCTACACTTCCACTTTGTTCTACACTTCCACTTTGTTCTACACTTCCACTTTGTTCTACACTTCCACTTTGTTCTACACTTCCACTTTGTTCTACACTTCCACTTTGTTCTACACTT